AGTTGCATTGTTTTGCCTCCGGAGTTTCCATTCCGGGGAGCAGCTAAAGCCCTCGCCACTCCCCGGCGGTGTTCGGCGTACCCCCGCACACCGAATTAAGTCTAAGTAATTTCCACGCCGTCGCCGGAGCCGTCGCCGTAGCCGTCGCCGTCGCCGTAGCCGTCGCCGTCGCCGTAGCCGTAGCCGTAGCCGTAGCCGGAGCCGTAGCCGTAGCCGGAGCCGGAGCCGTAGCCGTAGCCGTAGCCGTAGCCGTAGCCGGAGCCGTAGCCGTAGCCGGAGCCGTAGCCGGAGCCGTCGCCGGAGCCGTAGCCGTCGCCGTAGCCGGAGCCGTAGCCGGAGCCGTCGCCGGAGCCGTAGCCGTAGCCGTCGCCGTAGCCGTCGCCGGAGCCGTAGCCGTAGCCGTCGCCGTAGCCGTCGCCGGAGCCGTAGCCGTAGCCGTAGCCGTAGCCGTAGCCGTCGCCGGAGCCGTAGCCGTCGCCGTCGCCGTCGCCGTCGCAGTCGCCGTAGCCGGAGCCGGAGCCGGAGCTATTCGTTTCAGCCGACATAGGTCTTGGCCTCCGTCCAGGCCTCAACCGCTTTCGCAGTCATTTCGACAACGGACGTAACTTTGCGGAGTTCAATACTTTCGACGGTCTCGCCAATGCGAGAACCCTTGCCGGGGCCGTTCGCAGCGAGCCCCATGAACCCGCCCGTTGCGCTGCTCCAATAAATGCAATTGCGTGCGCGCTTCAGAGTGACGGTGTCGCTGCTGGTATCGCTGGCATAGCCAAAAAACACGCCGCGAAATTCTGTCGTTACGATCACGGGACGTTCGGTTTTGTCAGTCAAATTTGCCTCCTTGGCGTTAACAGACGAGAGAGAGTTGTTTTGAATACCTGTCGGGACATCACGGGCACCATTGCCCCTCTCTATCGCCCTCCGAAAAACTCTCGGGAAGTTCTTTGGAGGACGCCCGCTTGCGGCGCTTATGCGGGTCATCATCGCCGGGGTTACTTGACACCCTGCCTGCCTCTGGCGGGAGGCGGATTGTCATAGGGATAGTCGGTCAGGTAATCGTGCTCGCCCGTCATTTCAGACCGGCCCATCCATTCGAGTCCGGCCCAAAATCCGATCGTCAGACCGACGAAAACACCGCCGAGAAAAATCAAAATAGAGTTGGTCATTTTGGCCTCCCTCGTTTCAGCAACACCGGCCTGGCTTTACAGGGGGACTGTGCGGCCATCCCGAAGTGGATCAGGTGGGGTAGACCGGCGCTGCTGATGGCGTAAACTACATCTACGCACAGAGGCGCGTCAAGTCAAAAACGTAAAAAAAAACTACGCGTCATTGGCGTGGACGCGTAGTCTGTTGATAACGTAGATATAGTTTAAGCGGCGCTCTGCTGCCGTGAGTTTCCCGGCTGTGCCGCGTGGGGCAGTAGTTCGTTGGGGCTGACGTTGAGTAGCTCGCAGATGCGCGTCAGATTCTCGAAATCTGGCTCTGCTTCCCCGCGCTCCCAGTGACGATATGTGTGTGGGGCCTGTCCGAGCGCATGCGCGAAGGACTGAGCCGAACTGTATCCAGCCCGCTCGCGCGCTTTACGTAGTTGTTTGCCAAAGACTTTCACGATTTGTGCGTGCCTTGCTGATCGAGCAGTCTGGTTTCTTCGCCATGTGGGGACAATGGTTTCCCCACACAAGTTATGCACGTCAGTTGAATGTCCGCTCCAAAGAAGCGTTGACCGTAGAGGCACTTTACCGTAGTCTATCTTTACATTCAAGAGCTAGGTGGAAACATCCACCGTTTCCGATTGGGCCGCATAGGAACGCTGTGAAGCGCCCCGCCTGACTATCAAGAGCCGGCCCGAACCGGCCTTGCACCTCCCCTGTTCTGCGTTTGTAAAATTCATCGTGCCCGATGCGTTTGCATGCGCGGGACAGGGGATTTTTTTGTCTGAAATTCCAGGAGGCAACATGAGTTTCGACGGGACAAAATGGTCAGATGATCGAACGGAGCTTGCACGGAAGCTCTGGCGCGAAGGTCTCAGCGCAAATCAGATCGCAGCCCGGCTTGGTGGGGTCACGCGAAACGCGGTGATCGGTAAATTAGATCGGATTGGAGAGTCCGGGCGCGTGACGCCATCGCGGAATTTTGGCATCAAACGCGCGAAGACGCCGCGGTCGCGAAAGGTGAAGCCCCCCCAGATGGCAACCGTTCGCAGCGTGTTGACCGGGTTTTCACCGCTACGGATGGTCAAGGCCCCCGAGCCGCTGCAAGAGTACGAAGAACTGTTCATCCCGCTTGAGGATCGCAAGGGCGTTCTTGATCTCAAAGGGACAGATTGCCGGTGGCCGATCGGTGACCCGCAACATGCAGACTTCCATTTCTGCGGTCATCCGCAAGCTCGCGGCATCTCCTACTGCGCTCACCATGCGCAACGGGCCTATCAGGCCCCAAAGACAGCCCACTACATCCCCAACACGTATTTCAAGCCTGGACCGCCGAAGGAAGGCCCGGAGGCGATTCTTGAGATCCTTCGCACGAAGGCCGCCTGAACAAACAACGGCCTCCACCGGAGGCACCCGTGGAGGCCGTTTTGAAGTGTGCGAACGCGAAACTGACGCAAACTCGATGGTGTCACCATGAACCTCATTCATGACGATTTTTGGGCGGGGCCAGCCAAATGACAGCCCTCTCCTACGTCCGAATGTATCCGACCGATTGGCGCTCCGGCTGTATGGGGCTCTCGCTCGAGCAGCAAGGCCTCTACATCGCGATTTGCATGTTCCAGGCAGAGACAGGCCGCCGCGTCCCACTGGACGATAGCCAGGCCGCACGCATGCTCGGCGGCATTAACGTCAATCAGTATCGAAAAGTCCTCGGTCAACTCGTCATCAAAGGCAAGGTGAAGCGGCATGAAGACGGATACGGCAACGACCGCATCGAACTCGAAACCAAAGCGGCACAAAGCGCTGCCCGGAAGCGTCCCACCGAGACCGAAGACAGCCCCGATGGGGAAGCCGATCAGGACGAAGGACGGCAAGGTGATGAGATTCCCCTAACAGGGACACCCCCAGCTACCCCCATAGTTACTGGGGTAGTTACCCCCCCAGTCCAGGTAGATTTTAGCGAGCAAAATCAAAGCCGTCTTATAGAGCCAGTAGCCAGTAATAAAGAAAGAAAGAAAGAGGAACCTAACGGTTCCTTGTCGAATTCGGAAAATTCGACGTTGCCGACCGAAAGTGCCGACGAGGCTTTGCCGTCGATCGAGAGAACACCAGCCCAGCCGATCATGCAGGCCTTCGAAGCCTACCTCTCGGCAGCCCTGCCTCTCGGTCTGGCTCAACCGAGGACGCTCACCCCAGCCCTCCGAAAATCAATCGGAGCCCGTCTTCGGGAGCACGAGTTCGACGGATGGACCGACATGCTGGCAGCCGTCGCCGTCTCGGATTTCCTGACCGGCAAAAACGAACGGGGTTGGCGCGCTGATCTGCACTGGATCGTCAAGCCCGAGAATTTTTCGAAGATCCTATCCGGCAAGTACGACAACCGTGATGTTTCCGTGGAGTACCGCAATGTCCAACCTTCCCGCTTCCAGCAACACCCGATCCACGCCGCTCTCGACGCCCTACGGGACCGTTTCGAACCAATCAATTGAAACGGTCATGGACGCCGCGATCCGCTACGCAACGGACCTCGACGATGCCCCCTGCAAGGCCATCATTTCGTTGAACGAAGATATCACCAAGGGTCGCAAATGCTCGCCACAAGGCGCAACCGAGTACGCCAGCCGGATCATCGGCTGCTATCGGGCCCGCGATTGGGTCGACCCGCAAATCTTCACGATGGCGCTCGTGGCCGTCTTAGTCGATCGGCACCCAGCGGTTGTTGCCATGGCCGCCGATCCGGTGCGCGGCATTGCTCGCAAGTACAAGTTCGCGCCCTCGCTCTCCGAGGTGGCCGACGAACTCGACGCGATCGAAAAGCGACTGAGTTTGGCCGCCTATGGAGCCAGGCAATTGCTGGCACGGACGCCGCGTCCAGACGATCCGCTCGAACCGACACGCGAGATTACCGACCAACGCATGAAGGCCTTTATCGACCAAACCGTCGCGGGTTGGAAGGAGAAGGCATGAACGAGATCAAGCGGGCGAACGCAGAACTTCTGATGAAGCGCTTTCGCGAGAACATGGCCGCTTCAGAGGCCGCAACTAAGCCGACGGATTCCACGAAGTTCATGACGCGAGACGAGTTTCTGGACATGCAGAGGCGGAGCAAAAACTACCATCTGCATATCGATCCCAGGAGGCTTCCGCGATGAAATCGACCGGCCCCAAGCTCTGCCTCGATTGCCAAACCGAGATCCTTCAAATCCGAAAATGCTGTTGGGATTGCTCTCGAAGGAAACAAGCAGCCGATGCCGCTGAAAGATCCAGGCTGAGACGCCTTGCAAGGCGTGAGGAAGGGGAGGGGGCGAGATGACCTTTTTCCATTACGTGCCTCACGACAAGATCGAGGCCTTTATCGCTCAAGGATGGGTGATCGTTTCAAGGCTCGAGAATACACCACACGGGTTTTATGCCGTGTTCATGAAATGGGAGGGGCAAGGTGAGCCAAGCTAGTTTGCGCGCCCCGTTTCCGTGGTTCGGTGGGAAATCGTCGGTGGCTGAAATCATCTGGCAACGGCTGGGCAATGTCACGAATTATGTCGAGCCGTTCTTTGGCTCCGGCGCGGTCATGCTTGCCAATCCGAACGACTGCAAAACCGAAACAATCAATGACGCCGATCATTACGTTGCCAATTTCTGGAGGGCGACGCAAGCCGATCCTGAAAAGGTTTCATATTACGCAAATTGGCCGGTGAATGAAGCAGATTTGCACGCCCGTCATTGGTGGCTGATAACGGAAGGCAAGGCACGACTGCATGACCTGATGATTTCTACGGGTGGCTATTGCCCTGAGGTTGCTGGGGTCTGGCTGTGGGGAACATGCTCATGGATCGGGTCGGGGTTCTGCTCAGGAAAAGGCCCATGGCAATTGGGCGCTTCCGGTTGGTGCAAGGAAGGCGATGACGACGGCAACGCCGGGAGGGGCATCAACCGGCAGCTCCCGCACCTTGGCACCGCCGGGAGGGGCCAATTCATCCTCGATTGGGTCTCTGCCCTCTCACATCGCTTGCGCGACGTGCGCGTGTGCTGCGGAGACTGGTCACGGGTGACGGGCCCAAGCGTCACGCATCGGCATGGGATGACGGGTGTGTTTCTCGACCCACCCTATGCGGACACAGCGGGTCGAACGGCGGACCTGTACGCAACCGATAGCCTCGATGTTGCGCATGATGTGCGCCGATGGGCGATCGAGGAAGGTAAGCACCCTTTGATGCGGATTTGCCTAGCCGGATACGAAGGCGAGCACGCCATGCCGGACGATTGGGAGGTTGTCGAATGGAAAGCGCAAGGCGGGTTTGGTTCTCAATCCGACACGGAAGACGGCGGCAGAGCCAATGCGAAGAAAGAGCGCCTGTGGTTTTCGCCAGCCTGCATCAAGATTGAGAAGGCGCAACGATCCTTGTTTGACATTCTGGAGTCCACCCTATGACCCCCTCACCAGAGAACGAGACAACTCGAAAACTCCGCAACTACATCGAGCGGATTGAGCGGGTTAAAGCCGAGGCGAAGGAGCTGACCGACGACATTAAGGACATCTTCGCCCAAGCCAAATCGGACGGCTTCGACGTGAAGATCATGCGCCACGTGCTCAAGCTCAGAACGCTATCGAAAGCCGAGCGGCAAGAGGCTCAACACCTGCTCGATACCTACATGGCCGCCGTCGATCCGCAGATGTCGTTGTTTGAGGAAAGAGTCGAGGAACCAGCATGACAGAATGGCGAAAAAAGTGGCGCGACTCAGCTCTAGCCGATGCCGTTTGGTCGGCAATTGTCGCATACGACGTCGAAGCTGAAAAGGCAGCCCGGAATCTATCGGACGATGCGTTGAAACGATGTGAGCAAGCGGCAGACGCAATTGACGACGCGATTGAGGCGATCATTGAGTTGGCGGTCGCCGAAGAGATCGAAGCGGCCAAACATGCGGGGAAATCCGAATGACCGTTCCCCGGTGGAACTCCTACAACCGAAGAAAGCAACACGCTCTCTTCGACAGAATTAGAACCCTCGCCAAGCAAGGCCATACAGACGAGCAGATTGCTAAAATCGTTGGCCTTCCTGAACTCAACGTCAGACCCATAGCAGCAACAGCAAGGAAACCAAATGGCAGGCCATAAAACCGCAGTAAAGAACGTGAAGCCCGTGACGAGCAAGACCGGCAAGGTCACGCTCAAGCCTACGGCCCGCAAGGGCGAGTCGGTCTCCCGGAAAATCGCGGCGAAGAAATCCACTAAATCTCGCGTCGTCTCTCGCGCTAAGGCAGGGAGGGGAAAGTGACTAACGCCGAATGTCATTTGTTGATTGCCGTGTCAGCCCGGCCAGGCCGTCAAATGATGGTCAATGACCTCAAGGACACGGGGCTTGATTATCGGCGGCTACCAGCATTGATCCGCGAGAAGTACCTCATTTATTTTGAGGGCGGATGGGTCGCACTAACGGACGGCGGATACGCAGAGATGATCAAGCACTGTGCAAAGAACTTTTGAAAGGAAACCCCATGACCCTCCTCCAACGCCTGCATGACTCCGAGATCGAGGCCTCGATCAACGCAAACGGGCCAACCATTGACAATGATACGCCGGTCACATGGCTTGTCGGGTCGCCGTTCTACATTCAGCGCACGCGTGTTGGTGACACGGCCACAGTCGCCGAAGCAGAAGCAGCGATGTCTGCCGCCGCTGTCGAGCTGTTTCCCGAGTCCAACTTCGCTAAGAGCCTGGAGGGCGTAGCATGATGTTCAAAGACCAACAGCTCTTGGTGGATGTTGCCGACAGCATTTTCGAGGCCAGTTTAGAGGCCGGATGGGGCGGCCTGGATGAGATTAGCCGAGATCAAATGCGGACGATCGCAGTAGCCGCCATCGCAGCCGTCCGCTGTCACGATGCAGCCAAAGCCGTCCACTGTCACGATGCAGCCAAAGCCGTCCACATTCCGATCAGCGACCTCGACGACCACCGCGACCTTCCTCTATCTCTCACTGAGCTGCTGAAGTGTCGCGGCGGACTGACGGAGGGGTAAATGGCGGACACACTCGAAGACATCATCCAGCGCGATATGCTGAAGTTCCTTGGACGCGCTGTCGCCGCCCTAGACGAGGCAGATCGTCTGATCGATTGCCCATATAGGGGCACAGAGAGATGGGTAAACGAGGTCGACGCATGGCGCCGAACCAAGGCGCTGTTGCTGGACTGCAATGCGGATGTTGGTAGTGCCGATCGGCCACTTCCCACGGACTCTTAAGTCCTATATTCACTGATTCGAATCACCTGCGTTGCGGTTCGTGCGTCTGTCAATCCCGATTTCGGAGACATTCTCATGACCCGCATTTTGACGATCGCTGCTATGGCTGGCCTTGCCATCATCGCCCTAGCAGCTCCTGGACGCGCCGCCGACCTCGCCAAGCCAGCTGAACCGGCGCACGTCGCTGAAGTTCTCGCGCCCGCGCCCTTTCAGGGGCTCTATATCGGCGTTCTCGCTGGCCACGCCACAGGCCAGATCAACGACACTGAGGGATTCAAATTTCCCAGTGACGGCTACACAGGCACCGCCCTCATTGGCTACAATCACCGTGTGCCGAACGCCTCGCACATCGTCCTGGGGGCCGAAGCGGATCTCGGACTGACCGGCATCAGCGGCGGCACGAACGCGGGCGGGTTTACCGTTAGTGGCACCAACAAGGTTCTCGGCTCCATTCGCGCCCGCGCTGGCTATGCTGTCGGCTCCTCGATGATCTATGCCACGGGCGGCGTCGCGATGACCAATTCCAAGCTCGCCGTCGAAACGATCGGCACCGACTCCGCCAACCGCCTCAACGGCTACGTGTTTGGTGGGGGCCTCGAAACCACGATTTTCGGCAACCTCGTCACCCGCCTGGAATACCTCCGCTACCAGTGGAAGGATCAGGATTACACCATCGGCGGACAGAGCACCGGCAAGCTGGGCTCGCACAACGACAACATCCGGGCTGGCCTCATCGTCAAGCTCAACTGACTTTACGCAGGGCGGGATAACTCCGCCAGGTGAGCCGGCGCATCTGACTAAGCTAGACAGAGAGGATCGGGTCCCGCCCGCCGTTATTCCCTGGCGGTCTCATACGCCCCGCAAATCCTCTCATCGCCGGCAGACATTTTCAAGGGACTGACGACATGGATCTGATCTCCGTCCTAATTCTCACCTACGTCATAGGCGGCCACATCATCGAGTCCGAGCATCCTATGCCGCACAGCCAGTGCATGGCCGCTGAAGCGACGATCGCAAAAACCTTTGGCACCAAGACCCATGCCATTGTCCAGCTGCTGTCCGGCGATCGAGTCCCCATGTCGAGCGTTGTGTGTCTCCCGGCCTGCATGGCCGATGGTGAGCCCCTGACGCTGCTCAAGGATGAGGCCTAGCCCATGATCTGGTACGCCCTGCGAATTCCATCCGGCTACGACATCGGCAAACGCCGTGCCCGCGAATTGAGCGTGGCGGAAGAGCTTCGCGCCGACGGCTACACAGTCATGCTGCCCTGCCAGAAGGTCATCAAGCACCAACGCAATTCGAGAGGCCTCGTGACCACGCGCGAGAGCTTCGTGCCCCTGGTGCACTCCTACGCCTTCTGCGACACGCCAGCGACCAATCATCGTCTCGTGCGTGGTGTCCTCATGATTGGAGGTCGCCCGCATCCGATCCCGCATCGGCAGTTTGCTCGCATGCTCGCCGAAGAGCAGCTCGATCGACAAGTGGGGGATGTGCCAAAGTTTCTCACGATCGGTCAGGTGGTCAAATTGACCGGGACCGCTTTCGACGATCATCATGTCACGATCGCCAAGCTGGATAAGTCAGGCCGGGTAACAGTGTCATTCCAGTTGTTCGGCAAAAACAACGACGTAGTTGTGAACCGCGAGCAGATCGCGGCTTGACGATATCCCGCAAATCAGCCATCCAATAAACACTGATTCGTCACATTGCGACTTCTATGGGCGGACCCTCCGCGATGCACGTTTGGCCTGCGTGTAGCAGGCGCCAGCATCGAGCCGAGCGCCAGGTGGTAAATCCACGCAAGCCAGAAATACGCCAAAAATTATGGGCGCCCTGTACCTCAGAGGTTAGAGGTCCTGACAGCAAGGCTGCTATCACAGTGGTGGTCTTGCTCCAGGAAGACGGTGGTTCGATTCCATCCAGGGTGCCCGCCAAACCAACCCGACAGGACACATGGACGCAAATAAGCTCGCCGCCACCATTACTGGATTCATCACATGGGCCATCAGCAACCCCTTCGGGTTCCTGCTCTGGCTCGTGGGCTGCGTTGCGATCCTCGCCGTCTCCGCGACAATTCTCGCGACAATTCTCGCGCCATTCGCCCCGCAGTTCATTCGCCCCGCAGGCGATATCAATAAATGGGTCTACGTTGCTGGTTTTCTGTACCTCATGCGAGGTGCAGGTCGTTGACCCGAGTTTATGTGGAGCCCGATCTCAATCGAATAGCCAGGCAGGCCGACCCGAATGGATTACTGGCTCTACGCTATGCTGCAAAAGATCGAGCAGCAGGTGGAGCAGCTCAGACACGAGATTCAACGTCTCGCCATCCTGGCAGCCCTTTGGATCTCGGTCACAGTGGTGGGCTACCACTCCCCTACGGCACAAGCACTGCTCGCAGAGATTATCAAATCGTACCTGCTCAAGCACTGAATCTCATGTGCAGCCTGGCTAAATACAGCCTCGTAGCCATCGTGCTCGGCTTTGTCGTCATCGGCGCTTTCATGCAGGCGCTTCTCTAGGAGCTGGATTTCAGGCCAGCATCGATAACGACATCTGTATCGCCTGGGAAATCTCCTAGGTTTAACCAAATTCCCCGCGGCGCCAGTGCCCAAGCACACGGCCGCTCATCTCTCAGTGCCCCGCGTCAACCTCGATAGGAGGCCATCATGGTCAAAGCGTGGATCGCGCGCCGCTACGCCAGGTATACGTCTGATGGTCGCTTCTGGCTGACCATCGGGTTTGCCGTGCTGACCGTCGATATGGCAATCGGCTACCTAGCAGGTACTGCCGTTGGCACGTTCTGGCATGGTGTCGGCTATGCGGCGCTAGCGGCAGGGTTCGCATTCCTACCGGACGCAGCCTATGAGGAATTTGAAGGCGGCAGGTATATTGCCGCTGGATGTTTCGCGCTGCTCTGTCTGCCGATCGGCATCAAGGCATACGAACAACAGCTCACCTACAGTGCCGGCGTTCGCCATGGCGAAATGCAGCTCACCAGCGTCGTCAATCAGCGCTTCGACGGAGCGCAAGACGACGTGAAGCGCAACAGAGACGAACTGGCACTACTGCAAACCGTGCTTGCGAAACTCCAGGCCGACAGCCCATGGGCGACCACGGCTAAGGCTGATGGACTCAAGCGCCAGTTGGCCGACCTGAATGACCGCGTCAACAAGGAAGAAAAGGGCCAACGCGGGCGCAAGGCCGGCAAAGGCAAGGAGTTCGAACGCCTGCAAGACGAGGCCAACGAGGTCGCCAAGCGCATCGCAACGGTCGAAAAGGCCGACGAAACGCAAAAGCGCATCGAGTTCTTGCAAGCCGCGATCGACAAGAAGCGCACGGTCGCCAACAACTCCGAGCATCGCCAGAGCATCAACGTCGATGTCGCCAAGACGACCGCAAAACTCTTTAACGTGATGCGCGGCCAAAGCGCTGAAGACGCCATGAAGACCGACTCAATCTCGGTCGAATACGCGACGATGGGAAGCGCCAGCCTCGGCTCTCTCGCGCTGTTGTTGCTGGCTCCCGCGTCATTCTTCCTGGCGGGCCGGCGCCGCATCAAGACGGCGATCGAATCCATGACGCCTCCAAGCATGCTCTCCGCGAGCCACACCAGCACGCACTCACCCTCTACAGCTTCCCCCCATACGCAAACCGTCCCGACGATCATCAACAAAACTCAGGTCGTTGACGACAAGCGCGCATTAAACCTCGAAGCCCGGATCGAAGCACTCTGCAATCGCATTGGCCCTGCCACAGCTCAGTATAGGACTGCAGCATGACGACTCAGGAAATCGCAGAGTCGATTGCTGCGGATATGGGGCTTCAAAATCCGATCAAGACAACGGACGGCCTCAACGAAGACGGAGACAAGTTTATCTCCGTCACTGTGTTCCGCGGAATGAAGGAAGTCGGCGGAATGCGCGTTATCAAGAACGGCAAGACTGAGGGCGCCTGCATTCGAAGTGTCCTCGCATCTTACGTCGATAAATTCGGGACTGCAGCATGAGTGACCGACTGACGCCCAAGCAAAACGCGTTCCAGAGAATTCTCAAGACACAGGCGGATATTCACGGAATCAACCGTGAAATCACGGTGGCCTGGCTTAATACCAATGACATGTCTGCGAAATTTGGTCCTGAAATAGAAGTGGCCACCTCCATTGAGGATTTTGAGTTCGAAAATGGCGAAGCATTAGCAGGGCTGGCAAACCAAGTCGTCAAAAAGCTCGTACGTGGGATCATCGCCAAGTACGAGAAAAGTCTATGAGTAGCAGAGGCCGGCCTACAATCTACTCGCAGGAACTAGCAGACAAGATCTGCGCTGGATTGATGGAAAAACCGAGTCTGCGCCGCGTCTGCCTGCCTGATGATATGCCAGCTGAAAGCACTGTCCGACTATGGGTTTCTGATCCAAAGCACCCATTTTCTGCGCAGTACGCTCGCGCACGTGAAATCGGCTATCTTCGAATGGCCGATGAGCTGCTTGATATTGCCGACGATGGTACGAACGATTTTGGTGGCGTGGATGACGATGGCGAAGAGCGCGTAAACAGCGATCATATTACGAGATCGCGGCTTCGCGTCGATACACGCAAGTGGCTGCTCTCAAAATGCTTACCGAAAATCTACGGCGAGAAGGTTGAAAACCGGCATGTCGGCGCTGACGGCGGCGCGATTGAGATCAAAGACGAGAGCGCATCGGCGCGGCGCGTAGCGTTTATGCTTGGGCGCGCAATCGGTAGACAGGAAAACGTCAAGACAGAGGAAAAGCAATCCTGAGAGTCTCGTCTATCACCGGGGCGATACCCGCCATGGAGGAATAGTTTTCCGTGTCGCTCAATCTCGATGATGTTTTAGAGCGGCTGAATGCTCTTGCGCCGAAGGAGCGCGATGAAGTTGAATCGCTCGCTCACGGCGCCACAGCGCACATGCGCTGGATACCGAACCCAGGCCCGCAGACTCAGGCCTATGACTGCCCCGCCGATCAGCTGCTCTATGGTGGCGAAGCCGGTGGCGGCAAGACAGACCTGATCCTCGGACTGGCCAGCCAGGAGCACAAGCGCTCTCTTCTCCTCCGGCGCGTCAACAAAGACGTGTCCTGGCTGGTCGATCGCATGGCGCAAATTCAGGAGACGCGCCAAGGCTACAACGGCCAAGACGATCGCTGGACATTCCCCGATGGGAAGGTGATCGACTTCTCGGGGTGTCAGCACCCGGGCGATGAGCAGCGAAACAAGGGCCGGCCGAAGGATTTCATCGGCTTCGATGAGGCCAGCGACTTCCTCGAAAGCCAAGTTGAATTCATTCTTGGCTGGCTTCGCACGACGGAAAAAGGCCAGCGGTGCCGAACGGTCTTCGCGACCAACCCGCCGACCTCGGTCGAAGGCGAATGGATCGTTCGATGGTTTGCACCCTGGGTGGATCCAAGCCATCCGATGTATCCGTATCCAACGGGTAAACTGCTCTGGACGTGCCGTGGGTTCGAAGATGCTTGGCTGTGGTTCGAGACGCCGCGCACGCTTTATGTCAGCGGCCAAGATGTCAGAGACGCCACGCTCGAAGAGATCGCAGATCTGAAAAACCCGAACGTTCGACGCACCACGTCGCGAACGTTCATCCGATCGGGTCTGAGTGACAACCCCGATCTCGCCAATACGAACTATCGCAGCCAGCTTGAGTTGATGCCCGAGGAACTGCGCAAGCGCTATCTCAAGGGCGATTTCACCGCCGGCGCCAATGATGACGAGTTCCAGGTCATCCCGACCGAGTGGATACGCCTCGCGCAAGAGCGGTGGACTGAAGACGGCGGCGAACGCATGGAAACCATGGGTGTCGACGTGGCGCAAGGCGGCAACGACAACACCGTGTTTGCGCCACGCTGGAAGGGAAAGAAAACCACCTATTGGGTGGATCGCCTCAAGAAGTGGAAGGGCAGCGAAACGCCAGATGGTGCCTCCGTCGCCGGCCGCGTCCTGATGCACTTGAAGCATGCAGCCCAAGTTAATGTCGATATGGGCGGCGGTTGGGGCGGATCGACGTATGAGAAGCTGGAAGAGGCTGAATTCTCGGTCTATGGCTTCGTCCCCTCGGAAACAGCGCATGGGCGCACGCAAGACGGACGCCTAGGGTTTCGAAACAAACGCGCGGAGGCCACATGGCGCGTGCGTGAGTTGTTGGCCCCGGAAAGCCAGATCACCGTCGCCTTGCCGCCTGACCCGCAATTAAGAGCCGATCTCGCGTCCTACCGCTGGAAGTTGATGAGCGGCGGCGTGATCCAGATTGAAATGAAAGAGGACATCAAGAAGAGGATTGGCCGCTCTCCCGACGATGGGGATGCCGTGATTCTCTCGCTCGCCACAGGCGACAAACGCTTGCAGCCGCGCCGTAACGATCCCGCGAATTTTCAGATGCAAACCAAAACCACTCCCGCCAACCGCTACGCCACGAGGCACAGACGCTAATGGGCATGTTCAAACCCTCACAGCCTGATCCAGCGCCGAAAGCGCCGGACCCCGTGCGCCTGCCAAACCAAGATGACCCGGATATCCTCGCAGCACGTAAGCGCAAGCTACAGGATGGCATAGGACAAGCCATGGGCCGCAAGAGCACGGATCTCACCGGCGGTGCTTCCAGCGCGACACAGCAACCCTACGTTCGATCATCGCTCGGCTGATGGCAGACCAGAACTCGCTCGAACTCCTCAAGCGCGGTGACAAGCGGTTTGCCAAGCGGCAAACGCTGGAATCCTTTTGGCAAGAGGTGATGCTCAACTTTGCCCCGTGGAACGCGTCGTTCACGACAGAACTCCAATGGGGAGAAGACTTCGCCGCGCATCTCACGGACTCGACGCCAATCCTCTTGGCGCGTGACTTCGTGGGACAAATCGGTGCCATGTTGCGGCCTCCAGGCAAGCAATGGATGTGGCATCGTTCGAGCCGGGAAGACACCAACGACGATAGCGATGTGCGCGACTATCTTGACTGGCGCTCCAAGCAGATGATGCGGATCATGACCGATCGCGTCACGGGATTCGCAGGGGCGAACAAGGCCGATGATGAGTTCTTCGGCATGATCGGCAACAGCGTGTTGTCGGTCGATCTCGATGCCACCCGGTCCTCGCTGCGCTTCGCGGCCTATCACGTCAAAGACGTGGTGTGGGCGATCGGCGCCGAGAACAAGCCGGACATCCTCACGCGCCGGGAAAGACTGCCCGTCCGCGTCGTCATGCAGCGGTTTCGCCTCCCCGGTGACAAGCTGCATGAGAAGGTCAAGGAAGCCTACGACAAAGACCCCGATACCGAGATTGAGATTAGGCACGAAGTGCTGCCCGTTGAGGATTACGACTCCTACCGCAAGAACGTTCCTGGTATCGGCAAATACGTCTCAGTCTGGATCGACGCGACGAACAAGCACGTCATGCGTGAGACCCGGCAACGGACGCTGCGCTATGTCGTGTCGGGCTGGGTGAAGATGCCTGGCTCGCCCTATGCGATCTCGCCAGCCACTACGATTGCCCTCCCTGATGCGCGGCTGATCCAACAGCAGGCCATCGCCATCCTCGAAGCGGCTGAGAAGCAGATCAATCCGCCGCTGATCGCCACGTCCGACGCCATTCGGGGAACGATCGGCATCAACGCCAACGATGTGACGTGGGTGGACCGGGATTATGACGAGCGCGCGGGCGAACCGCTGCGGCCCCTCGAACTCGGCAAGAATTTTCAGCTCGGCGTCGACGCTCTTCTGAGGACAGAACAGCAGCTCACGCGCGCGTTTTATCTCGACACGCTGCGCATGCCCGATACGCGCTCCTCGAAGTCCGTCGAAGAAGTCCAGTTCAAGATCGACGAATACGTGCGCGCGGCCCTGCCTCTGTTCGCCCCGATGCAGACAGAGAAGAACGAGGCCATGCTTCATGAGGTCGACCAGCTCATCGCCATCACCGGCGGCTATGAAGGCCGCGACCCGCCGAAGGCGCTCAAAGACTCGGAGATCGTCTTTGCCTGGGACAATCCGCTCTCCGATATGATGGAGCGGCAGAAGGCCCAGAAGCTCGGCGAACTCTCGCAACTAGCTCAGACCAGCGCGGCCCTCGAAGCGGCTGCCCAGCAGGCCCCGTCACTGAAGCAGATCAACGTCGGCAAGGCGTTTCGAGAGGCGGCAATCGGTATTGGCACGGCGGGCTGGCTCTTTACCGAAGAAGAAGCAGCCCGCGAAGCCAAGGCTGCTCACGATGCCAACGCAGAGCAAGCCATGGTCGCAGCCGCTCCGAATATCGCACAGGTCATCGATAGCGGCGTGAATGCTGCTCAGGTGGCTACAACCATTCCCAGCCAGGCTGAGCCCGGCTTTGCTCTGCCGATGCCCGCATGAACCGCGTCCCCGAGTACGTCTGGACCAAGGAAGAAGCCCAGATCATCAAGGCCGCATGGGCCGATGAGCATGGGCGCCGGGCCCTGAACCTCATCATCGATCGTCTCTGCAATGTCATGGGCTCATCCATGGTGCTCGGCGATCCCCACGCCACGTCCTTCCAAGAGGGACGCCGGTGGCCGGCCCAACAGCTCGCCATCGTCATCAAGATGCCACTCGATCAACTGACACAGGATACCCCGCATGAGCCTGCAGGAAGCAGCCCCGTCCTCACAGCCACAGAACGCGCAGCCCGCGGAAGCCTCCCCAGGCCCAAGCGGTAACGCTCCCGCGCTGGCTACTGGCCTTGGCGGCACGACATCGGCACCATCTCCGACGACCGCAGCGCCAGCGGCCACAACTCCTCCGGCGCCGATCGGTGACAATGGTGGACCGGACTGGAAAGCCGTGCTCGCGGGCGAAGATGTCAAGGCGATTGAGGAACTCTCTCGATTCCCGAGCGCGAAGGAGTTCCTAAAGTCCAACCGCGAGTTGCGCCAGAAGCTCTCGCAGCGTGCCGAACCGGCCAAGCTCCCCGACAATGCCACGCCCGAACAGGTCGCGGAATATCGCAAGGCGCAAGGTGTACCCGACGTTGCCGCCGATGCCACGCCCGACAAGTACATGGAAGCCTATGGGGTCAAGATCCCCGATGGCGTCCAGCTTGGCGAGGTCGAGAAGGGAATGCTCGGAGACTTTGCCAAGACGATGCACGCGGCTCACATGCCACCGGCGGCTGTGAAGCAAGCGGCGGACTTTTGGTTCAAGGCTCAAGCCGCCAACGAGCAGGCCATCCGCAACATCGATCTGCAGCGGGATAAGGAATGGGTCGCTCAGGCCCGTGAACAGCTCGGCAAGGACTATGATGGCCTCGTGGCTGGCGCCAACGACTACCTGACACAGCTCGTACCCGACGACACGGTGCGCAGCGAACTCCTCAATGCGCGCTTGCCCGGCGGTGGCCTCATCAGCGCGCATCCCGCCTTCATCCAGATCATGACGACAGCCGCCGCGCAGAACGGATTCACCGATCGCATCGAGTCGGCCTCGCTGGAAAGCGGCGGTAAGTCTCTCGAACAACAGCAAATGGAAATCGAAGCGCTCCGTCGTACCGACGTGAAGCTCTACAACACCCCCGCCGTCCAGGAGAAGCTCGACAAGCTGATCGAGCTACGCCTCAAGCGCGGAGAAATCGACGAACTCGGCAACCCCACGCGGCGCCGAGCCAGTTGAGCAGAGTACAGCGGTCAACCCGGCAACGGCGCCGCACACCTAAAGCGTAATCACGCCACAGCTCGCCCCTGACGAACGTTCAAGCGGCCCCGCTTCTGCGGCCAACCCGCTTTGCGTTCACGCCAGGCCAACCGACGCCACGGCACCTCCCGACGAAAGGCAGAACACCCAAAGGAGAACTCTGCCATGGCACTTGGTGAAATGATTAAATTCCGCTCGGAATTTATCGACGGCTTCGCGCAGACTGAATCGATCCTGATGGATCGCTGCGTCGAAGAAAGCATGACGATGGGCGCTTCATGCGTCTTCGATATCGCCGATCTCACGGGCGAACTGCCCGAACGCGGCGTCGATGGCCGGCTGGCCCGATTGTCTGCGAATGATACGCAGGTCACGGTCACGCTGAAAGAATACGGCGGCCGCTTCGAGATCTCGGACTTCGAGCGCTTCAAGTCCCAATCGGATGAGCGCAAGAAGATGAACCGCAAAATCTATGCCCGCGCCAATCGCCGGCTCGATCGCGTTTACATCGCCGAGCTGAGCAACGCTTCGACGCTGTGGAATACGGGCATAGCTATTACGGTCGACGTCGCCACGATCCAGAAGATCATTGCGACTCTGGCTCAAGGTCAGGTGCCGATCAGCCCTGAGGATGTGACCGCGGTTGTTACCACGCAGACTTACGGCAAGCTGATGGGCATCAACCAATTCACGTCGTCAGATTGGGTGGCGTCCAAGCCGTTCGAAGGCAACGCCGGTCACTACAACAACACGCGCAAGATCAAGTCTTGGGCCGATGTGGGCTGGGTTTCTTCGCCACTGCTACCCGGTATCGGCACGGCCACGGCGACCAACTTCATCTATCACCGCAATGCGCTTGGCTGCGCGCGGCCGTCCAGCGCCATGATCTACACCGCCGGCTTCGACGAAAAGGATCACCAGCACTTTGCTGCCGGCACGGTCAAGGCCGCGGCCAAGATCCTGCAGCAGGGCGGCATCATCAAGTTCGTGACCAACGACACCTGATCTGAATAAGGAGAACTGAATCATGGCTTACTCGACTACTGGTCTTCACCAGATCGTCAACGGGGCGACTAACATCTGGGTTTACGACAGCGCAGACGCTTTGGCGACCGTGTTTGCCGCCAGCTACATCGCCGATGCGACGTCCTCGACGACCAACTCGACGCCGGGGCGCGGCATGCAGGTGGGCGATATCGTCTTCGCTCGCACTGTGGGCGCCGTCCCGGTCAACGGGCAGCCCCCAGCAACGGCGACGGCTGCCCGAACGGGCTTCGTGTCGGCGCTCAATACGACAACCGGCGCCGGGTCACTGACCGCGATGACGGGCAACACCTAACGTCAACTGCGGAGGGCGAAGATTCGCCCTCCGCCTCATTGGGAGACCTTCATGGCCGTATGCAATCCGCATCAAATCGTCGAACGTCAAACGCAATCGATCAACTTCTTACACAAAGTTCCGCACGGCCTCGTGCTCGATGACGTTCTGGCTCATGCCTATTGGGCCAACGCCTGGAAGCGTTTCGAGGGCAAGGAGTGCTCGACCGTCGACTTCCTCGCCGAAGATGGCACGTGGGAAGCCTATGCCCGTGTCACGCGCGTAGTCGAGGGGCGGGTCACATTCCGCATTCTGCATCACTGGCAGGAAGATCCCGTGTCTATTGAGATCCCTGAGGGCTACCGGGTCGAGTTCCTATCCGACAACGGTTGGCGTGCTCTGGACCCGAACGGCACCATCATCATTGCCAACCAGCCGCAGCGTGGCGACGTCATGAACGCGGCGCTTGAGCATGCCACCGCCTTTGCTCCGAAACGCAAGAAGGTTGCCGCCTGATGGCTCTCGATAACTACGACCCCGCGACGTCCAGGGATCTATATTTGCCAGATGGCGCAACCCGTCCGGCACACTTGTGGACACGAGAAAAGGTCGTCCACGACTGGAAGGACATCGGGGCTGTAGATTTTTTCGAAGGCGCGGGCACCAATCCAACGGTGCTTGCGGGATATGACCGCAATAAGCTGTGGCTCTCGGTCGAGGCTGGCGTCACACCTACGACTGGGATTGTGCGCTTTTATGCAGGAGGCGATCCCACGTTGATCGCCTCGTGGCCTGCTCTGACACGGGCCGCGTTCAACGCTCATATTGCCTCACGCGGGGCCAATCTCGATCTGATGTGGAGCGCATCACTCTCGGGCGATCCCGGCGAAGGCAAGGCAGCCGCTAACAATGCCAGCCTGGCTAGCGCGACAACCTTGCGAATTTCAAAGACGGGACGCGGCGCACAGTCCTACGGCGCTCGTATCGCTGTCTGGGCATCCGGGGATCAAATATTTCTCTACGGATTGACTCAAGAGGATAAATTTCTCGACGCGCGCATGACAGCCGCGCCGACTGATTTCGGCACATATTTTTCAATTCCGATCACAGTGATTGCGGCGTCGACGATGCCAGCAGGGGCGTTTGTCGGGATCGGCCAGACGGCGACCAGCGCCGCCCCAATTCCCGTCGTCAAATACTACAACACCAAAGCGCTCGCAACGGCGGCCCTCGGCTCGCTTGGCGAAGGCCAATGGGTCGAGGTGCTTGCCGACACCAGCCTCAACTCTGGCGCTGACAATGGCATCCCGGAACCGACACGCTATCAAGTCGTGGGCGGAGCGCTGGTCCTCAAGACCCGCTACGATAACGCAGAGATCCTGCGCGTGGAGCGCGCCGCCAGCGCGAATATTTATTTCCGCGATCTGCGCGCTGACGATGTCGCGTACACACATCGCGGCGGCCGATGGAGGTTGGGGGCTATCGCGGCTCATTTCAACGGCACCACAGATCACACATTCGGCTTGGGATTTAACGAAGATCTGGCGGCGACGGATCTGCCGGTGATCAGCCAGAATTGGGAGCCATATTTTCTCCAAACCGTCGGCGGTGACGCACTCTGCGAAATGAATTGGTCGTACGTCTCGATCGATCGCACAGTCAATTACCGGCATTTCCTGTGGAACATCAACCAGACCACGCACGACGCCGACTGGTCCTGGAACGGCGCTCAGATGCGCTGGTGGCATCGCTTGGCGTCATACGACGCCATGCGGCTCCAGCCGAGGTCGAGCGGTAACGGCACACTGTCTCTCAACGGCGAAGTCGTGGTCCTCTCGGAGGGCGGCCAGTCGACCGGCGCGCTGTTGACGTTGGCAGGATGGCCCGCGACGGGACAGGCCGTGGTTAACATCAACCCGACGAATATCAACGATAACCAAGTCGTGATCGAGGCGAGTTTCCAGGGCAGCCCGACGCTGGCGGCAGGGCATGGCAGCTTGGTATTCCAGCGGATGAGCGGCGGCGCGGTCGATGGGTCATTTTTGCAGTTTCAAAACTACGGCGGCGAGATCGTGCACTATGTCGCTGCATCCGGCGCGACAGGCAACGCGTATTATCGCTCGCAGGCCGGCTCCGCCGATTGGAATTTCGGGTCGCGCCGCACGGGCTCTCGCTTCGAGATATCGCGAAATATTCCAGGCGGCTTTACTCCGGCCCTAGCGATCGGATCTGATGACAGGATCGTCCTGGGCGGCACGGTCGCGGCGGCGGGATTTCAGCTCGACGTGATCGGCAATATCCGCTGCGTAGCGCTGACGCAAACGTCGGATGCCAATCTCAAGATCGTCTCCGACGACGATTGTCCTGGCCTCGATTTCGTTTTGGCCCTGACGCCGCGTGTGACGCGCTTCAAGGACGATGCGGAGCAGCGCTGGCATTTGTCCTACCTCGCCCAGGAAGTCGAGGCAGTTGCGCCGCCTCAATTTGGTGGCGTCAAAAAATACCTGCGGCCAGATGCCGAAGGCAATCCCGATCCAGCCCGCGAGGAATACGGCCTCGACTACGCGGAGGTCGGACCGGCCCACACTAAATCCATCCAGCAACTGCACGCCATCGATCAAGAGCAGATCGCGATCATCCAGCAACTGCAGGCGCGCATCGCCGCGCTCGAACAAAGGATCACGTCATGACACCCAAACAACCCATGATCGCGTTGACGGTGTCCCTGGACGACATCGGCGGATTCTTGTCTCTGATGCAGGCCGGCGTGCGCTCAGCATCACCGCAAAATTTCGACGAGGCCCTGCGCATTTACGCGTCATTTCGCGATCTGGCGCACGCTAGCGCACAGCGTGCGGCTGCGACGAATCCACCGGAGTGACCCCTTAGATGGCCGCAACCACAAAGCTGATCATCTATAACGAAGTCCTCCGCGAGATCGGCAGCCACAAGCTGGCGGACCTGACGGCGGTCAATACGCGCCTGACGACGCTCAATGATGCGTTCAGCCAAGCCGTCGAATATCTTCTTTCCAAGAAAGATTGGTCCTTCGCTAGGCGCCGGCAGACGTTGGCCGGTGTGGCCGATACGTCATTCCCGCCCTATGCGTTCCGGTACTCAAAACCATCTGATTATCTCCGCAAGACATGGGTCAAGGCCGTTGCCGTAGATGCGCAACAGGCTGACCATGCCGAGTCTGGAGCGGTGTTCTATGGGTTTTTGTCCGCGCCAATCCTCGAATATGTCTCGGACCACGCGGACAACTATGATCCTGTGAATTGGCCGCCGCACTTCACGCGCTGCGCGGTACTCTACCTGGCAGAACTCGTTGCGCCCAAACTGGCGCGGGCAGGCTCCGGTGAAGTGGGTTCGTTCGAGGCGAAGTTTCAGCAGGCCTTAGTGGCTGCTGACGACTTCGAGGCCGTGTTCCTTACGAACGAATCCATCCCCCAGAACCGCTTGCCCGTGTTCCGCAGGGCTATGGAATTCTTAGGCCAACAATTGGCCGGGTCGGTCGCCGTCCATTCGCATGCCGATTTCTTGCGCTGGCACATGAACCAAGCGTTCGATCATGCGCTGAAGTACGTCTTGGAACAAGGCGCATGGAACTATGCCACACGCCGCGCCACCCTGACGGGCGGGTCGGAAGTGGTTCCCGGCGATGTGATCGAGGATTATATCGAGGGCTATTCTTTACCGCCGGCCGTCGAGCCCTCAACCGCCGACCTCCCCGATATGGCTGGGTTCGAGTATGGCTACCTTCTGCCTGAGGGATTCTTGCACAAGATTTGGATCAAAGCCGACGCCAACCGGGATTTCGAATGCCATCACCAGTTCATGCGCAATGCGGTCTATACCAACGTGCAGCCCGTAGTCATGGAATACATCGCTTGGGATGAGGACTCGATCAATCCTGACAACTGGACGGCCAACTTTCTCGAAGCCGTGGCGGCCTATCTCGCGCTTTTGGTTGCGCCAGAACTCGTGCTTGAGGCCGGGAACAAGGGCAGCGCCCGCGTCTCCGCTCCCAACCTACGCGAAAAGCTCGAAGGACTCTACTTCCGCAAACTTTCCGACGCGAAGCTGCGTGATGCCATCCAGCAAGAGCCCTATACGCTGCGGCCGGGGCGGTTCGTCCAAGCCCGGCGCGGTGGCACTGCTACCATGGGACGGTATCGCTGATGTCGCGACACCATGAACTGCTCTATGCACTCAACTCCGGCGGGGTCGATCCCGAGGCCTTAGCCCGAGTCGATCTCGAAAAAATGCGTTTGGCCGGCGAACATCCCGTCGCCAATCTCATGCCCCGTGTGCTGGGCCCCATTGGTCTGCGGCCGGGTCTGCAATCAATTCTGCGAATCCCCAGCGACTCGCCGACGCGCATGATGGCCTTCGATCTTGGAATCGGGGTCAGCCGTATCCTCTTACAGTCAGCGGCCATCATGCGCGTGGTGGCAAATGATGCCATTGTGCAGGTGCCGGCGGTCGCTACCACGATTGCAACCGGCGCCTGGACTGATCAATCAACGGCGCCAGCGACAGCCACCGGCGGGGCAACCCTGACCTTCAACGCGACGAACACAGCATCGGCGCGCCTGAGGCAGGCGGTCACGTTCGCGGCGCTGGATCAAAACAAGGCCAACATTCTGCGCATTGTCGTGGGAGCGGGCCCCGTGTTCCTGCGCGTGGGAACAACGGCGGGTGGTGAAGAGCTGATCTCGGATACGATCCTGTTTGAAGGCGAGCATAAGATCGCCATCACGCCCAACGCGGCCACGGCTTACGTCGAGTTTCGCTCCGACGACGCAGTGACGCGCGCTGTCTGGCTTGTGCAATTTGAGTCGACGTTGATTGGCGGCACCGGCGATCTATCACTGCCGACGCCTTGGCCGACGATTGCCGACATCAAAAGGGTTCGATCCTGGCAATCTCTTGATGTCTTGTTTTGCGGTGACGGCGTAAACCAACAGCGGCGCATCGAGCACCGCGGGGACTCGTCTTGGTCCCTGACGATGCACCAAAGCGTCAAAGGCCCATATACGCCGGGCAACTCTCGCATCTCGCTTGCGGCCGCCGCCGCGTCGGGCAATACAACGGTCACGGCATCGGAGGCGATATTCAAGCCGGGACATACCGGCGCATTGCTGGAAATGACGTCATCGACCGGCAAGACCGTGACGCAAACCCTCACGGGGATCGGCCAAACGTCAGACTATATCACGATCACGGGTATCGATGCGGGCCGCACTTTCTACATCACCGGGACGGGAACCGCATTTGTCGGGACACTCGTTCTAGAGCGGTCGTTTGAAAGCGGGGAGCCTACCGTTTGGGCTGTGGCCAATACCTATGTTGATGGTGCGGCGACGTTCGCGCGTCTCGCCTACAATGACGCGCAACAAAACCTACGGGTGCATTACCGCTGGCGCATATCGGCCTATACGTCGGGATCTGTGATCGGCAAGCTCGAATACGAGTCTGGCGTGCAAGTCGGGCGGGCGCGGATTACAGGCTATACAAGCCCAACCGTGGTTAGTGTTGAAGTCCTGACCGCGTTCGGCAACCTCAATGCTACGCGGGATTGGCGCATCGGCGCTTGGTCCGATGTATCGGGATGGCCTCGCGTCCCGGTCATCCATGATGGGCGCCTGTACTGGTTTCGAGAGGATGACGTGTTCGCCTCCGTGGTGGATGACTATCCTAACCACGATGACAGCACAGAGGGGGATACTGGCCCGTTCTGGCGCTCGATTGGCGCTCGGTCGAAAGCTGGCGTGCTGTGGGCACTCTCACAAACGCGCCTATTTACGGGCACGGAATCATTCGAGGCAACGCTTCAGGCCTCCGAGCTGGATGAGCCGATGTCGCCGTCGCGCTATACCGTGCGGTATCCCCGGCGGCGCGGGTCTCTCGATATCCCCGCTGTCGAGCATGATGATGGGTTCTTCTTTGCTCAACGGGCTGGCCGACGCATTTACGAGATGTCGACACCACCGGGGGATACGCGCCCACAATCGTCCGACATGATGCGCCTAATCCCGAATGCCATAGCGGGAAGCGTCGTGGCCATGGCGGTGCAACAGCAACCTGATACGCGTCTCTATGCTGTGCTCGATGACGGGTCGTGCCTGGTCTTGACCTATGATCGCGACGACAAAGTTCAGGCCTGGACCTCGATTAACCTCGGATCGGATGGCGCGATCGAGGATGTGCTCACCCTCTCAAACGTGACGCAAGATGATGTTTATTTTATCGTGCGCCGCAACGGCACGCAGCGCTATCTTGAACGCCTAGCCCCGGAAGCCCTACAAACGGCGCCCTCTACGTGCGCGCTCCTCGATGCCCACAAGGTGCTCACAGGGCCGACGTTTTTGATTACAAACGCCACGCATTTGGCCGGGCAGACTGTACAGGTCTGGGCAGATGGCCGGCGCCGACCGGATGTGACGCTCGACGTATACGGTGGGGGCGGCTTGGATGGCACCTATAGCCGTGTCGTCTATGGGCTGGGCTACAGCGGAACGTGGAACTCGGTGAAGCTAGCCTATGCCGCTCAATTGGGCACGGCCTTGGGCCAAGAAAAGCTTGTGCACCAGGTCGGGTTGATTTTGCGCAATTCCTGCCTTGATGGCATCCGTGTGGGCTCAAATGCGAATACTGTGGAACCGTTGCCGGATTATGTTGACGGCGCACCACGAACAAAGAATCAGTTCTTTACCGCCTACGATCACGGGACATTTCCGATCGAGTCCGACTGGACCACCGACACGCGTTTGTATCTGTCAGTCGATAGCGCCGAAGGCCCGTTTACTCTTCAGGCAATCGTTATGGATATCGAGACACGCGATGGTGCTAGCCCTCAGGCGAGCAACGGCTGATGATTGGTATGTGTTCCTGGGCCTTCGGGAGCCTCAGGCGTGGGCTGGGCTTGTCGCTGAAGAGAACGGTATCCTTGCAGGGTTTGGTGGCGTGTGCCTGTCCAAGGACGGACGCTGGTGGGCGTATTTTCGCAAGTTGCCTGGTGTTCGCGGGATCGTCACGGCGCAAAAAGCAGCCAAGACCATCCTCAGTGCAACGGCTGAAATCGGCCTGCCGATCCATGCCATTGCCGATCCACGTGTCGATGGGTCTGCGGTTTGGTTGCGACGGCTTGGCTTTGTCGAGTCTCCTGAAATCCTCGAAGGGGAGCGGGTCTGGATCTATGGATGAGGTGACCCGATGATGGCTGCAGCTTTACTGTCCGCTGGCGCTACGGCGATTGGCGCAATCTCGCAATCGAATTCGATGAATGCGCAGGCTAAGGTCGACCGGCAGCGGTCGGAAATCGAATCGCAATGGGCCGAACGGCGCGCCCTTGAGGAGCGTGTAGCCGGTCAACAGGCTGGTTCTGAGGAATTGCGTAAAACCCGCCTGGCTCAAGGCCGGGTGACGACGCTGGCTGCAGCCTCCGGTGGCGCTGCAGATGACGTCAGCGTGCAAGATACAATTGGCGATATCGAGCAGCAAGGCCAATACAATTCCAAGATGGCCGAAGCCGGCCATCAACAGAAAGCTGCAGGCATCCAATACCAATCGAACCTAGACCGCTGGACGACGGATGCGAACGCCCGCATCAAGCAATCAAGCGCTAAAGCCACGTTGATAGGTGGTCTCATGGGCGCTACTGGTCAAGCAGCCAGCGGCTACTACAAGACGAATATGGGCGCCCGCTACGGCACAGAGCCAACCTCAAACTATCGGTACGGGTGAGGCATGGACCCATTTTCGCAGGTCGATGATGTCTCTGGCCTATCGCACCGTCTCGAAGACCTTGTGCGCGCCATGTCGATGCGCACCAAGCCGTCTCTCAAACACATCTATGCGCTATTGGCGTATGCCGATCAGCCGGGCGTGCGTGAAAAATTCGACGAACGATTCGGGATAGGGTCAGCAGACGCGATCATCTCCAAAGCGACCCAGAACGATGCCGTCACGTCGCTAAGATCCGCCGTCGATGTGCTCAACAAGCAAGTGTCGGAACTCCCGGCCCTGGCCTCACGTCTCGATGCGATTAGCGCTGCTGTGCAAGCGGTCGCTGCACCGGATTTCTCGCCACTCATTCAGGCCGTGCGCGAGAGTGCCGCAAAGCCGGAAGTCGAGACGGACTCAGAGGACGATGATGGGCAGGAAATCGCGGCACTGCAAGCCCTGACGGCTGCGGTCAATCAGATGATTGCGCTTCAGCAAGAGACGATCCGCCTTCAGAGGGCCAAGCGCGTCATTCTGAAGGATATCAACGACAACGTTACCGGGATGAAATTAGAGGATTGAGATGCCGACAAGCACGCTAACGACCTTCGCCGATCTTGCCGAGCAGATGGGCAAAGGCGTCCACAACTTCTCGACGCACACGTTTAAGTTGGCTCTGTCGAACACGGTGCCAATTGCCGCAATAAACGCAGTGCTTGCCGATATCACCCAGATTGCGGCCTCTGGTGGCTACACGGCCGGCGCGGGCGGCGGTTATGCTGTTGCGGGCGCGGGATATACAGAAACGGGCGGGACGGCGACGTTCACCTTTACGGATCACGTCATCACTGCGACGGGCGGTAGCGTCGGGCCGTTTCGCTACGTGGTCCTCTACAACGACACGGCTACTTCGCCAGCGGATGCTCTCGTGGGGTATCTCGACTATGGCTCTGCAATCACGTTGGCCGATACCGAGACACTGACAGTTGACCTGGGGGCATCGGGCATTCTGCAGGTGGCTGCCTAATGCTTCTCCTCACCTCGACCTCCGACATTATCCGACTCGTTACGGGGGCAGCCGTCGCGACGATCACCGTGCACGCGGATTACGTGGACAACGCATCCGGCACAATCACGCCGGGACGAACAAATACGGCGATTACCACGGCCGCAACAACAACCGTGGTTGCGGCACCGGCCGCCTCGACGCAGCGCAATGTCAAAGGCCTGTATATCACCAACAACAACGCCACGACGTCGTGCCAGGTGACCGTGCAGCATTTCGACGGCACGACATCGACCGATCTGATGAGCGTCACGCTGCTGGCCGGCGAGAATATGATCCTCGATCAAGAGGGACAGTGGCGCCACCACGACTCCCAGGGCGCTGAGTACACCTACGCTGGTCCGCCGACCGCCAACCTGGGCATCACCGGCACGCTGGCGGAGTCGATGCCACGAGAAACTTGTCCCGAAGTCAATACGACCGCACCCGCATCTGGTACGCTGGCGATGCAGGCGATCTACCTTAAGGCTGGGCAGCTCGTCAGCAATATCACTCTTGCCTCGGCGATCACGCCGGCCGGAACGCCGACCAACTATTTTTTCGGGTTGTACGACGTCAACCGCAACCTGCTCGCGCAGTCCGCCAACCAGACGACGACAGCCTGGGCGTCAAACACGGTCAAAACGCTGGCCATGACGACGCCCTATCGTGTCCCGGCGAGTGGCCTCTACTACATCGGCTATTTCATGACAGCGACCACGGTGGCGACACTCAAGGGCGGCACGGCGCGCACCGGCGGCCAGCTCGCGAGTACGGCGCCGATTATTTACGGCACGTCGACAACCGGCCTGACGACGGCTCTACCAAATCCAGCCGCGGCCCTCACCGGCACTACGGCCAGCATTTACGCAGCGGTGAGCTAATTGGCCACGCCACTTGGACTGTTTGATCCAGATCTGGTCTTGGCCGAATGGTTCGATGAGAGCCAACAGCTTATCGGGTGGTTTGACGAGGACCTGATTGCGCCAGCAGTCTCCGGCGCCTACACGCTGACCGTCAATCCGGCCACTGTGCCGATTGCTGGCGTGCTTGTTTCCCTCTCCCGAAGCCTCCGGCTCAGTGTCTCTCCGGGGACTGTTGCAACCGTTGGGCAAAACGTTTCCCTGCGGCGCTCATTGAGCCTTGCCGTTACTCAAGCCACCGTACCTATCACAGGTCAGTTGGTCGGGCTGAGCCGCGCCAATTTTCTGACCGTCCTGCCCGCAACGGTGCCTGTTTCTGGGCAGTCTACCACTCTAAAAGCGGCCCGTCAGCTCACCGTCAATCCGGGCGCGGTCATCGCCGTTGGGCAAGACGCAACGCTAACGGTCACGTCAACCAGCCACGTTCTGACTGTGTTGCCTGGGCTGGTGCCGATCACGGGACAATCTGTCAATCTGACGCGAACGACAGTCGCGACATCCCTGGCAGAAGAACCTACCGGTGCCTTCATCGGGTACGATGCCTTTCTTCGTCGCCGCAAGAAACGCCGCAATGACGCCCTCGCTCTCCTGCTGATGGATGCCGCCTAATGGCAAGACTGCCACAAGCTGAAGATCTACAGCGCCAGCCAGCGCCAACCAGCTCACCGGGCATCCGTGTGGGCGCGATCGATTATGGGCTCGAGTCGCGCAATCAGGGAAGCCCGATTGTTGGCGGCTTGCGGTCGATTGCCGGCGGCTTGGAGGCGGCCGGACAGGCGCAGCTCGAGATCGACGACTACGACACGCGCAAGAACCTTCTCGATTTCCAGATGAACCAGGAAATGGCGCTTGAAGAGAAGAAGCGCCAGATGCCGCCCGGCGGCGCGGGCTTCACGGCAGCTTGGCAGGACGACTACAAGAAAAGCGCAGATGCTTTCTTTGGCAAGAAGGGCGCCAACGTTACGCCGGAGCAGCGCCAGAAGGTCGATCTGCACTTGCTGCAATTCGATCGCCGCTTGTCGGAAAAGGCGCAAAAGTACGAACTTCAGGAGCGCGATCGCAACGAAAC